CTCCAGTTACTTTATCTTGGAACACTAAATTAGGATCTTTTGATGGTGCTACTAGCGGATCAATTAATCAAGGTATTGGTAATATTTCTCCTATTGGAAATGGATCTATCACTCTTAACCCTGGTCCTACAACAGAGACTACCTATACTTTAACTGTACAAGGTCCAACAGGGCAGTTAACATCTCAGGTAACTGTAGAGATGGATGTTCCTGATAGTGATCCAGACTTGTTTACATTTGATAGTGTACAAGATGCAGAAACTGCTACGGTATACACTAGTAATACAGTAACAATTAGTGGATTGGAAACTAGTGTTACACTCCAAGCATCAAATGGTGCATCAACTTCTAAAAATGGTGGGAACTTTAACACCAGTAATAAAAATATCAGTAATGGTGATACGGTGAGAGTCAGGATGACCTCATCTTCAAATTTTAATACACTAAAAACAACTACTGTTCAAGTTGGTAGTGCATCAGCAACATGGAAAATTACTACAAAGACAGAACCAGCACAGATTCCAAATGCTTTTGATTTTAATGATGTAACAGATGCTGGACTGAATACTACTATCACTAGTAATCAAGTAACGATCACTGGTATCACACAATCAGTTCCTGTTAGTGCTCCTACAAATGGATTTCAAAGTTCTGTAAATGGTGGTAGCTTTAATACTAATGCAAAAAATATTACTAACGGACAAACTTTACGATTAAGATATCAAACTAGTGGAAATACGGGTGAAACAGCAACTACTCAAATTACAGTAGGTGGTGGTGCATCTGTTGACTGGAGTGTTACTAACCAAGGAACCGCAGATACTGATCCTAATTATTTCTTCTTTGATGATGTAGATGATGCTTCTCCCAATACAACGATTACAAGTCAACCAGTTGCTATTACTGGTATTAATGTACCAACACAAGTTACTGCATCAAATGGTGCTCAGATTAGAGTTGGAAATGGTAGTTGGGTTAATGGAAATACAGGAACTACCATTACAAATGGACAGAATCTAAGAGTTAGAATTACATCTAGTGCAAATCCTGGTGGTGTTGTAGAAACTGATGTTACTGTTGGTGCTTTAACAGATACATTTACGGTGACAACAACTACTGCAAATGATACTACACCTGATCCATTCTATTTTGCAAATAGAGATAACCAAGCACCAAATACATACATTGAGAGTAATGTGATTGTCTTGCAAGGCATTACATCACCTTCTAATGTATCTGTCACTGGTGGACAATTCTCTAAAAATGATGGTAGTGGTTGGAGTGCATTTGCAGCAACAGGACAGGTAAATAATGGTGATCAGTTTAAGGTTAGAGTCTTAACTGGTGGATTAGCAACAACTAGTAACTTAAGCGTAACGATTAGTTAAATGGCAACTCAAACAGTCACCTACGACGTACCAGGCACATACAATATTGTTTTACCAACTAATGTAAAGTCTCTCACATATGAGATGCGTGGTGCTTCTGGTGGTAAAACTGGTCCTGGTATTATAATTAATAATTCATTTACTGCTGGTGCTGAAATTAATGGTGGACCAGGAGAAAAAATTACTGGTGTTCTTGATGCTGTTGCTTGTTCTGGTAAAACATTAGTAGTTCAGATTGGAACAAAAGGATTTCCTGGAACCACTAATATTGGTGTTGATGGTAATGCTTCTGGGGGTACTGGTGCATTTAATGGCGGAGCAGGTGGATCACAACCTGGAAATGAAACTATTTGTGCTTCTGGTGGAGGTGGAGGAGGAGGTTCTGCAACTACTGTTAGTGTAGATAATGGATATATTCTCATTGCTGGCGGCGGTGGAGGAGCAGGTGGTGCTACTTATGATCAATGGGACTCTCAGTATAGAACTCCAAATGGATCTGCTGTTAATCCTGGTACAGTAGGAACAACATTGAATGCATCTGCTGGTCAAGCAGGTGGTGCTGGAAATGTTAGTGCTAATGCTGGATCTGGTGGTGGAGGAGGAGGAAATAATCAACCTAACTTCCAATATGGTGCTGGTGGTCTTGCTGTTATTTCTGGTAACCATATTGGTGGTAACCATGGATTTAAAGGCGGTAGTTATAGAGACACAAATTTTGTAACTGAAGCATCTACAAGTGCCAATGCATTCACTGATAATGATGGATTCTTTGAGTTGGTATATGAGACTGGTGACCCACCTAATGTCCAGTTCAGTGTTTCTCCTGCTGCTGTTATTGTCAATGGAACAGGTGCTACACTTTCGTGGGAATGTACAGGTGATACAGCATCTGCTCCTACAAATGTTACATTGAATGGTAATAATGTTGCTTTTATTGATAGTTTAGCGGTTAATCCAACTAGCACTACAACATATACTATTGTTGCTACTGGTCCTGGTGGAGTCACTAGTGATAGTATTGTATTGACTGTTATACCTGAAGGTGATCCATTAAACAATGAATTTGTTACCACATATGGTACTGGCACACATACTCTACAAGTTCCTGCAGGTACAACAAATGCATTCGTAACTATTGCTGCTGGTAGAGGTGGATCAGGTGGTTCTGATTCAGGTGGTAGTGGATGCCCTGGTGGTGCAGGTAGAGTAGGACAATTTAGATTGAAAGACGATGGTGCAGGTAATCCATATGGCACTGCGGGATCACTTAACCAAACAATTTATCAAGATACTACAGTTGTTGTTCCTGCAGATATCAATGAAGTTAATTATGTAATTCAAGGTGGTAAAGGTGGAGATACTGCAGCATTTACTACTGGAAAATTAGGACAAAGAATTACTGGTGTATTGACAAATGTTGCTGGACAAACATTAAGTATTAAAGTTGGTGGTAATGGTGGTAATGGTAACTCTGCTGTTGATCTAGGATCGCCAGGTCAGGGATATGATAATGGTGGTGAAGGTGGTACAAATTCTACAATTAGTTCTACATATACAACTGTCCCTCTATACAGGTATTTTAATTCTACTACTGGTGATCACTTTACGGGTTTAGATGTTGCACCACCTGCTGGATATATTAGTGAAGGACAGATTGCAAATGTATTTACTGATCCACAACCACCAGGAACAGTTGTTCTTCAAGACAACGAACCAGGAAAACCAGCTAGTACATATACTGCATATGTTTTTCCTGCTAATGGTACACAACCATTCTTTATTGATGTAACGGAAATTCCAACAACTATCATTTATGCTAAGACAAATGGAACTGATGTTTTGTGGACATCTAATGCAGCAGAAGGAAATAGTGATACTCCACCATATGGACTAGATACAACAAATAATGCATTTGGATATGCATTTTATGCACCAACTTCTCCTGTTACTTTAACTGTTAATGGTGCCACTAGTGTAAGAGGTGGCGGTGGTGGTGGATCCAGTGCCATTCATATTGGTGCTACCACATTAGTTGTTGCAGGTGGCGGTGGTGGTGCAGGTGGTCCTGATGCCTGTGGAACACTAGATCAGACTTCTGGACAAGGTAATGGTATTCTATACACTACTGGTGCTAGAGCAGCTGGATTAGACGGCGGCGATGCAGATGCCAACGGCGGTGGTGGAGGCGGCGGCGGTGCTGGTGGTGGTTGGACACCCACCAATCTTGCTGGTACAGGTGGATCTGCATGTGTAGGTGGTACTGGTGGTCAAACAGGAAATGGATACTACAATCTATCTTATTCTCAGAATGCTGGTGTTCTAAGTCAAGGAAATAACTTTAACTCTGGTGATGGATATGTAACTCTTTCTGGTGCTGGAAATAATAACTGGAATTTGCAAATTAGAGTAGGAAATCAGGGATCTAACGGTGCATCTGGTTCTCCTGGTAACAAACCTGGCGGTTCTGGTGGTACTGGTGCAGGTGGTTTTATGGATGGTGGAGCAGGTGGTCGTGATAGTTTAGGTGGAGGATGGTCTGGTTCTGGTGCTGGTGGCGGTGCTGGATCTGGTATTTGGGATGTAGATAACAATCGTTGGTTTGCTACCGCTGGTGGCGGAGGCGGAGGCGGTGGAGGTTCTTGGAATCGTAGTTGTTCTGGATCTGCTGCTTCTGGTGGTTCATGGCAAGCTACTACTAATGTAAGTGCTGCTGACGGCGGCGGTGGCGCTAACTGTGGTGGTGATGGAGGTGGCGGCGGTGGTGGCGCTGGCGGTCATTCAGGTGGTGGCGGCGGCAGTGCTGGTGCTGATAATAGTGTTGGTGGTTCTTCTGGAGGTGCTGGAACATCGCGTTATGACAACAATGCATTAGAATTATTACAAGGTGGTAGTACAAACAGTGCTAGTGGTTATGCAATTGTTTCATTCTCTGTACCACCACAAATTGCATACTTTAGAGCAAATGATGATAACACTGCTACTGATGTATATGAGGGAGATGTCGTAACACTATCTTGGAGTACATTATTCAATGGTGTTGAAACAGCATCTTTTGCTGAAATTGATCAAGGTATTGGTACTGTTTCAGTTGGTGAACAATCAACAACAGTCGTTGCTCCTTCCACATCAACAACTTATACACTAACAGTAAGTAATGCTGGTGTATTTTCACAGATGGCTGTTACACTTAATGTATTGGCACCAGATAATATTCCTGATATTTTTACTTTTGATAGTATTTTTGATGCTGACTTAAGTACACAATATATTAGTAATGAGGTAACAATTACTGGTATTCAAGTAGATGTAACTGGTTCTGCATCTAATGGTGCATTCATGTCAGTAAATGGTGGTGCATTTACGCAAAATGCAGTAACCATTAGTAACGGTGATACTGTAAGACTCAGACTGACTTCTTCTGGTACATATACCACTCAATTAACTAGTACAGTTACTATTGGATTAACTAGTTCTCAGTGGAACATTACTACTGCACAAGAACCTGGACAGTTCCCTAATGCATTTGAATTTGAAAATGTCTTAGATGCTCCAACTGAGACATATGTACAGAGTAATCAGATTACGATTACTGGTATTACTGTCCCAGTTATTGTATCTGCTCCTACAAATGGATTTGAAAGTTCTGTTAATGGTAGTTCGTTTAGTACAGCACAGAAAGTTATTAACAATGGAGAAATTTTAATTCTTAGATATCTGACTAGTGGTAACTTGGGTGAGACTGCATCCACTTATGTCACTGTTGGTGATAGTCCAAACAAAAACTGGTCAGTTACTAATGTCGTGACTGCTGACACAGATCCAGATTATTTTGACTTTGTTAATGTTGTTGGTGCATCTGCCAATACCATGACCGAGAGTTTACCTCAGGTTATTAATGGCATTAATGTTCCTACACCAGTAACACTAACTGGCGGAGCAGAGTTTAGAGTAGGCACTGGTGCATGGCAAACCAGTGGAAATATTAATGTAGGTGATTCTGTACAACTAAGAGTTACTTCTAGTGCTGATTATGGTGGTGAAGTAGAAGTAGATGTTACTATTGGATCTCTCACTGATGTTTGGAAAGTTATCACTACTACAGATGGTGATCAGATTCCAGATGCTTTCTTCTTCATCAATCAAATCAATCAAGTACCAAATTCATTTGTTTATAGCAACACTGTTCTTGTACAAGGTCTTACTGCTGCAGCAAATATTACAGTAACTGGAGGTAGTTTCAAGGTTGGTAATGGTGGATGGGTAACCACGGGACAAATAAATAATGGAGAGACCTTGCGTTTAAGAATACTTACACCTAATGGTCTCAATCAAACAGGAAATATGTCAATCACAGTTGGTCCATAATGTCATATACTACTAATTGGTCTGTATCAACCTACGCTAGTGCTGATAATGTACAGTTCGGGCATTGGTACAGTCAGCGAAATCCTAAACTAGATGGAATGACAATCGGAACAGTTATGTCTATCTTTAGAGATAAGACAGGTAACTGGGGTACTCTTGATGGAGATTTAGATTCTAGATTCCCTGGATGGATTGAGTGTGATGGTAGAACAGTAAGCGCACAAGATTATCCAGATTTATTTGATGCTATTGGCACAACATATGGTGGCACTGCAACAAAATCTTTAAGTGGTAACACTTACACATATTCTGGTAACTTTGTATTACCAAACTATCACAACAGAAAATTATTTGGTATTGGAAATGTAGATGGTAACTCTCCATCTTCTCCTACTGTTGTTACTTACAAGGGTCCTGATGTAACTCAAGGTGCTAGTGGTGACTCTACTACCGTTGGATCACAAGGTGGTAACTGGTTCATTAAAAAAATTGATGGAATTGGTACTCCTCCTGATGAACAAGTATTCCCAGGTATTACACAACCAGATGGTCAAGTTGTTGCATTCCAGTTGTGGCAGAATGAAGACTTGAATCCTGCTGCATATGTAACCAAAGCAATTGGTGAATGGGTACAGAGAACTGAAGGTGGTTCTCCAAACTATTGGGACAATATAAATGAGTTTCAAGAAGCAGATATTACTATCACTGGTGGTAGTGGCACTGGATTACAAATTAGAGTGAGGGCAGAAGCACAATTAAATGATGCTGGTACTGATCCAGATGACACTAGAATCAAAATTATGACAGTATTGAACCCTGGATCAGGGTATCAAGTTGGTGATACGATGGACATTACATTCCCAGACCCTGCGCCTGGTGGTGGTACTATCTCACTCAGTCCTGGTCTCAGAGTATTGACTGTAACAGACTCATTTACCACCAATACTGACGGTAGATTTTTCAAGTTAGGATCTCTTACAACTACTGGTATTGATAGTATCTCTGGTGAAATTGATTATGAAATTACTGGTAACTTACAGGCAGCTATTGGACCACTAAATCCAACTGTCACTATTCCAGCGCAGCACACTCATGATATTATTACAGCACAAGTAGACCAAATTGGTGTTGGATATGTTGCATGGGCAACTCCTGGTTTCTATCAAATTAGTACAGGAGAAATTGGTGCTTCGACTTACTCACAAATCGGTTATAATAGTGTTGTAAGTCCTGGTGGTGAGGTTAACTTCTCATTCAACAACTACTGGGCAGGTGATGTACAGAATAGCATTCCTGGTCTTGCAAGTGGCGGTAATGCTAGTGCTGGTATTGGTGTAAATGAAGTTCAGGGTAATATGGTTGTGTATAACCCAGGGCAAACGAGAACACATACACATTACCTGTCGCAATCAGACTTTGGTGATTCTGAGAATGTTTATGGATGGGGTAATGCTAATGGTGGTGGTACTGCAGCAGGTGGTATGGCAACCAATAATACTACAACTATTAATTTTTCTCAAACAGATCTAGCATTGAGTGCCAATGAGGCAGATTTTGAGTTAAACTTATCCAAAACAGTTGTTCCAACACCATCAATGGTTCCAGAATCGACTGTACCACTGTTGACTAAATACCATCGAGTCAAGTATATTATTAAAGCATACTGAGGTAGATTATGGGAGCACAACCGATTCGTCCTATGGAATTAATGGACGATCCTAATATTACTAAGTCCGACTTTACGGACTTTATTGGTGTGTGGGAAAATTTCATGCCAAAATCCCGTTGTGATGCAATGATTAAACATTTTGAGAATGTTGTTGCTAACGGGTCTGTGGTAGGAGGAGATGATGCTACCATGGGTGGTGTCATGGATGGAACTAACCAGTTCCCACAAGGATCTTTGGGTAGAAAGGATGAATCTATCCTTATGAACTATTCGGATCCTAATCTAAATTATGAGATTAATCAATATCTTACAGCATGTGTTCAGCACTATGTTGAAAAATATGATCAACTGAAGCATGGTAAGTATGTATCTGAAGATTCTAAGATGCAGAAGACAAAACCAGGCGGTGGTTATCATGTTTGGCACTATGAAAGTGCAGGATTTGGACATCACGCGAGAGAACTTGTTTGGGCAATCTATCTAAATGATATGCCTGAGGGTGAAGCAGAGACTGAATTTCTTTACCAAAGAAGGAGAATCAGACCTACTGTAGGAACTGTATGTGTTTGGCCTGCGGGCATGACACATGTGCATAAAGGAAATACAGTGTTTACCCAAGATAAATATATACTGACAGGATGGTATATCAAGGTTCCTAAGTAACTAAAATGGCAGAATATTTCTATCAAAAACCAACAGATGACGAAATTAGGGAATTTTGGTCGAAGACCATTAGACCTAGAGAGTCTGTCATGGAGTTAAACTTTGCTGAGAAAGCAGTTACCTTAGGTAATATTGCACTAGGCGGTAGAACTACATTTATCGACGAGAAAGCATGGACAGATATTGTTCTTCCTGCTTTCTCATCTGAATGGCATGATCCTGGTAGAGATGAAATTAAGAATGTAATCCTGTACAGTGATGATACATATCTCTGCTTCAGATCTAAGATGAGATATGAGTTTGATACAAATACTACTAGGTGGCAAGACTATACCTATAAGAAGGGTAAAGCATCTGAACTTAAGACTATTTACGAAACTATTCGTACAGTCGCTATCATTCAAAAAGAGGCAAAAGATAGAGAACTCTTAGAAGAAGTAAGAAAGTTAAATCTAGAAGCACTTGATTATTTCTATGATAGCAAGTGGTATAAGAAGATGGATGAAATCCAGAAGATGCTACTGTATTCTGATTGGAGAGTTCTTCCTGATGCACCACAGAAGTGGGATGGTGAAAGAGATGCGTGGGTTACTTGGAGACAGAGATTAAGAGATCTCCTTCCTGATAATCCAAGAGAGACATTTGAGGACAACTTCGCGATGTTTAAGTTTCTTCAAACATTGAAGTATCCTGTTGACCCAAGAGTATGGGCAACAATGTATCCTAATCGTGATGTAGATTATTTGTCTACTGATGATCAGTTTAAAAAGTATGACTTTGAAGTATCTAAAGACTTTGTTGGTAAGACTCAATTGAACTTGATTGAATTCTTAGAGACATATGATGCTAACACTAGACCTATTGAAGCTAAGGTGTTAGAATTAGCAAAAGCACTGAGATTAGAAACTGTTTACGAAGGACTTGACTACGAAAAATTTGTTGCTGAATAATATATGATCTATGAATATGATATGCTCCCTAAAGGAGTTGTGAAGAACATACTTGATTTCTATCAGTTTTGTGAGTTTACAGACGGTTCGTGGTCTGGATCTTCTAAAAAAGAATTAAAGTACAATGAGCAGTTGTTGGATGAAGCACACTATCCAACTCTTGTTTCTATGATGAATAAGTATATCTCTGAAAATCAGGGATTTAACTATTACTTCATTCCAAGCGCACATACACATCCAAACTTCCTTAGATACAAGGAGGGTATGCATTATCATTGGCACAATGATATGTGGATCATGGATGGTATCAAGACGGATTACAGTATAACTGTATTTCTTAGTGAACCTGATGACTATGTGGGTGGAGAACTAGAAATTGAAGTTGGTGATTCCTCAGTAGAATATAAACTAGAAGCAGGCAAAGCAGTAATTTATCACACTGGACTCAGACATAGAGTTAAACCAGTATTAAGTGGTGAACGAAATGTAATTACATGGTGGTTTACTTCCATGATTAATAATGGTAAGGTTCGTGATATAATTACAGAGTATTCTCGTCTCCTTGCAGAGACACCCATGGATCCTAGTGTGAAGTGGAAGTTTGAGAACATTCGTCAAAACTTGATTAGAGAACATGCAACTTTCTGATATTAAAGAATATCCTAACTTCTTCTCTCCCACTGATCATCTATCAATCAATCGAACAATTAGTAAACGACCGTGGTACTGGGGTCATCAGAGTCATCCTAAAAAGAATGCTGGTATACCTCCATTTTGGCAGATGCCACTGGATGATGATGCCTTCTTCACAAAGTATCTCCTAAATAGGATTGAAGAAAATACTAGCACTGAATATGATCTTGAGCGTGTTTACGCAAACGGTCAAACTTATGGCATGAGAGGTAGTATTCATCAAGATGGATTTGATGAGAGTTGTAGAACTCTACTATATTATCCTCTTGAAGTTTGGAATCCCGAGTGGAATGGCAAGACTGCTTTTAAACTAGGGAATGAATATCGTTATGTTACCCCAGAACCAAACAAAGCAATTATATTTCCTGGCGCAATTCCACACTGGGCAGAAGAGACCTCCAGAACATTTGCTTCACTGAGAATCACTATCGCATGGAAACTGTTTATTAAAGTAAAATGAACTATCAGGTATACGAATTTCAAGAAATTATTGAACAGGCAATTGCTTGGAGAAGAAGACCCACTGTCTTTGTTCGTAATATCGGTCCACGAGCAATTACAGATGAAACTAGACGAGATGAAGTTTATAATACTTACAGGATGCTGCTAGGTTCTGATGTAATGCAAGGTTTGCTTCGTAATGAATATATCTTTATCTCATTTGATGATTTAGAAACTGCACGAGAGTATGCTGTAGATAATTTCCCAAGAAATAGTGAGGGAGATCCTGACATGTACATACGAGTTGAAGTATATGATAACGAAGGAAGAATCGAGTACGATAACAAATAATCATGGCAGTAACCGAACATTATATGGGTGCTCAAGAGCACAGTATCAACACAGAGACATTCTTAAATTACCATAGATATGTTCCTCAGGCATATGTAAAGTATGATCTGATTGCTGAACCTGCTCGTGTAAAGTTACAAGAGTTCTGGGAATTTATCAAGAGATCTACACTCAAACCAGGATACTCATCAACAGCAATGTTGAAGACAAATGATTCTGGTATTTGGTTTACAACAACCGACAATACATTTGCTGAAGATCTATCATTTCATGCATATAGTACGGTAGATTATAGAACTGTCAATCGTACTGAGTTGTATACCATGTTTGGTAAGACAGAACCAGGGTTGATGAATACTTTGTTATTGGAAGAGTTAGACATTGGACTGGAAGGTATATCTGTCTCTCCTGAAGGTGAGATGCAGAAATGTATTTTGGTATTTCGACCAAACTCACATGTTCTGTCACTTCTAAATCTTCCTAATTATGAGAATATGCAGAAGTTTGTAAATCTTAGTTTTGAAGAATTCAAGACATATAACAATGCTTCCACATCATTCAGTTCTCCAATTCGCTTGCAAGTTGACCCAGACAGTGATACAATCTCTGTAGAGTTTGTCAGTGCTTTCTTCCAGAAAGACTTCTACATTAGTGGTGGCAACCACAATTCTTATCTTAACAGAAAAAATCTATATTTTGAGAGAATGCTTGAGGCAGAGTTGCTGACAGCAGACGAGGTGGCATATTGTAAGACAAATAGTCCATCTTGGCAGCAATTCTCCATCAAATTCAAATATAGTGGTGGTGAGTTAGTAGATAAAAAACTGTACACATTCGATGTTAGTGACTTTGAAACTGTGACATGATCCTTGGTAGTATTATTCATGAGTATAAACTTGATTGCCCAGATGTAAACGAACAAGTTATTGATTTCTTATATCAATACAAGAGAGCACAATCTACTTCTGATGTTAGATCCAATAGAAATGGATGGCAGAAGAATCATCTTGAGACTTTCCCACAACTTAAACCTCTCACTGATCTACTTGCTGTAGAGTTTGAGAGGTTTATTTGTGATGAGATGTTGCCATTAGTTGAGACACGATTCTATCTTGGTAACTTGTTCTGTAATATCAATCCGCCAGGTGCTGTGCATGTACCACATGTACACCAAGGAGATTTTACTGGTGTATATTACTTGCAAGCACCAAAGGATTGTGGTATGCTTGGTATCTTGAATCCACATCAATGTCCTAACACTGCAAGAATGACATCCATGTTTGCTGGTGTCAAACTAGAGCAGAAGATTGTTCCCACTGTTGGCACTGGGTATTTCTTTCCAACACATCTTGTACACTATGTTGAGGAGAATCTATCACAATCAGATAGGATATCCTTGTCATATAATATTAATGTTGAACCAAAATGATTTGTACAGTTCTTGATGGATTATTTGATCCAGTATATCTACATCAGATAGATTCACTGGTGAGAGATATTCCCCTGTGTACAAATAATATTGCTAACAGGAAAACATATCCTTATGGCACAGAGGGTACACATAGATTGATGGGTCAAATACTATTCAATCGTGAGGATATTAATACTATTACCACATTGAAACCTGAGTGTGAAGACTTCTTCAAGATCTTGAAAGTAGTTGAGAAAGAACTTAATGCATACTTCTATTGCTCTCAGATAACTGTGAATGTACAGCACAGTGGTTGTGATGGTACTACACATGTTGACAGTCCCGACCCAAACGACTATACTATTCTATTATTCTCATGTGCTACATGGAATCAAGAGTGGGGTGGACAGTTTCAGTTGTGTACACCAGACGGTGAGGTTGTGGAAGAACACGAGTATATTCCTGGGAGAGTTATCCTCGTGCCATCAAAGCACCCTCATAGAGGTCTAGGACCAACTGAACCATATGTTTACAGGTCATCTGTAGCATTCAGAGTCACACCACTAGACTATCACCTTCGTAAAAACTATCAAGGACACGATGCTTGAATTTTGTTATGAACTCGACTACAAGAACCTTGACTTTACAGATGAAGAAACTCGCAAACTTTATCGTATTGGAAGGGGAGAACAAGGAGTGCTACTGGTACGCCCTTACACTGACGACATTTGCGCTCATTGGCGTTTTGTAGATGAAACTACTGCTCGCGACTCTTCTTCTAAGATATACGAAATGTTCCTTGGATTTAAAACCAAACGGGACTTCATTGGTATGGACATGGCGAGGAAATTCTTGGAGATGGGTTTTACGAGAGCCCGTCGCTATGCTAATCATGCCAGTGGACGGAAGTACGATAAAGTTTCTGGTGAAGTCCGACCCCAAGAGAAAGATTGGCGAACCAATGAAAAGTCCAAAGCTGCTGCCGTATTTAAGGAAGTTCGAGACTTGGCTGCCTATGATGAAACCTACCAACAAATGAGAAAGGAGTGGAGACACAATGAAAGTACCAACGCAAGCAGAGTTGACGCATCTGCAACTGCAAGCAATGTTAAGAGAGAATTCGTTTCCAGAAGGAGAACTAAAGTATCTCGGTGAGCGAGAGGGTGAGCATTGGTATTTGATTGCAGGTGAGCATGAAGTTCCAGTGTCTGCCATTGAGGATTTAACACAGGTAAATGACGATGCAGTTTGATGATCTAAAAACATTTGGTGTCACATATAATAAGTTTACACGAGATGATCTAGAATTTCTATATCGTCAAGTTGATCTTATTCGTAATAACTTTGGTAGTGCAGTGCCTGCTAATGAAGAACTCATTGGTCACATAGATCACGAGTATTTCTTACCTGATCAGTGTAGACAGCAGTTGGAGACACTGGTTCTGCCTATGGTTGGTGCATATCTACAAGAGTATCCAACATATAATAGAGCGAAACTTAGTGTGTTGTCTGATGGTGCGCCTATCTTTCTAAGAGATGCATGGGTAAACTTCCAGAAGAAGTATGAGTACAACCCAGTGCATGATCACGGTGGTTGTTTTAGTTTTGTGTTGTGGTTGAATATACCATACACACGAGAAGATGAAGATGCAATGTCATTCACTCAGAAACTACATAAGGATGCGCTAACATCTAATGGTAAGTTTGAATTCTTTTACAATGATACTCTTGGTGGTATCTACAGTCACAAACTACCAGTTGATCCATCGTATGAGGGTATGATACTATTGTTCCCATCAACCATGAAGCATTGTGTCTATCCATTCTATACATCTGATGACTATAGAATATCAGTATCAGGAAACTTCTATCTCAACACAGGGAGTGGACAGTCCGCGTAGTGGACTATAGGGACGCGCAAGCGTCCTTTTTTTGTATATAATTATCCCATAAGCAATCGATCCTATGCCACTCACTGCTGAACAAGGTTACAAAATCCGCGAGGAATACTCTGACATCAAAGAGAAAGCAGTGTGTGATGCTCATGGTCTTGAGCAGATTGGCGGATCACGCACTAAGATTGATGGACAGAATGCTGATAAGCGTGTCAGTATCAAGAATGCTAGTGGTAGAAGCACCCAGGTGCATCTAACTACACAGAAGCATTTCATGGAGACTCTCAACATTACAGGTGATGCTGCTGAGTTTGTCAAGCATTTCTGTGGTAACAAAGACTATAATTACAACGGCAAGGATCGCCGTACTATTAAACAGATCGACACACAATATACTGAGGCATTCAAACAGTTCCTTGATAACAATAAGCGTGCTGTTGTTGATCTTATTATCAAGAATGGGTTTGACATTACTCATGTAGTGTACAACCACATGCCAACTCAAGAGTATGAGTTGACATATCAACAGATCATTGATAAGATTGAGCAAGCGGAGTGGAAGTTCTTGCGTGGTGGTATCCACCTCAAACTAAATGGCAAGAGTCTTTTCCACTTCCAGCGTGAGGGTAAGCGTAACCCTAGCAATCGTTACAATGTTCTCTGGCACATCCACCTCAACCTGTTCGTATGATTATTGAGAAAGACTGTATTGAAGGCATGAAGGAGTTAGAACCTAACTCTGTAGACTGCATCATCACATCTCCACCATACAATAAGAAAGGTTTGCTTGGCAATGTCAAGCGTGGTAATCAGATCTGGGGTAAGTTTAACATTGATTATTCTACCTACGGTGATGATATGCCAGAAGAAGAGTATCAGGCATGGATGGTAGCATTCTTGAATGAGTGTCACAGGGTGATCAAAGATGATGGTAGCATCTTCTTCAATCACAAACCACGCAGACACAAGAACAGATGCTATTTGCCTACTGATTTCATTGCACATAGTGATGCACAGTTGTATCAATTGATCATCTGGGACAGACGCAACTCACCTAACATCCGCAATGATGTTCTTGTACCATGCACTGAACACATCTATTGGTTCTGTAAGAAGAAACCCAAGGTGTTCCGTGATGCTGTTGATCAACAGTATCGCAGTGAGGTGTGGGTGATCCCTCCTGATCGCCAGAAGCAGCATCCTGCGCCCTTCCCTGAGCAGTTGGTACGCAATTGCATCCAACTCACTACACAGGCAGGGGATCTCGTCTTAGATCCTTTTATGGGATCTGGCACCACTGCCATGGTGGCACAGTCACTCCAGCGTAAGTGGATGGGATACGAGATTGATAAAGATTATATTAAGATCAGCACAGAAAGACTGAATTCTAGTGTATTATCATTTACATAGTATTGCTCAAACGCCTTAACAACACATGGACTGGAACACAACCAAACACGAGAAGCGTAAAGACGCATTCTTCATCTTTTATGAAAGTGTGTTGAAACCAGATCATGAACTGCGCCAAGATGCACATGATCAACAATGTTATCATGAGTTGTTAGAATGGCGTGGTGAGATTATTGCTTACTTGGACAAACGCCGTAACGAGGAGTTTAATTCGTGACATCACCCATCATTCAACCTGACAACACTTATGAAAAGCAACGCCAATGTCGTATGCAAGATGCTATCGACGATTACCTCTCGGATGACAAAGTATCAAGCAGACAAGCGTATGAAGAGATGCTATCTTGCATCAATGATGTGATACAATATCACGAGAAAGCATACTGTCGTGCTCGTGGTCTCTATGATCTCATGATGGGCAATCGAGAGATCGATCCATTCCTTGATGATCCTGAACTTGTCAAGAAATGGCAGTATGATAAATTACCTAAGCGTTATTGATTACCATGACTGAAGAAGAATTTCGGCAAGCAATCAACAACATGTTGATGATGCAAAGCAACAACGATGCCAATTTCCAGATCCTGCAGGCACAAATTGACAACCTGCAACGACAGATCAATGATCTAAATGATCTCAAGGAGATGTTCCGTCTCCCTAAACCAGAGAACAAGGATCGGAAGTATTTCGATGAACAAGAGTGATTTTGAATTGCTTCAACCTGTGACATATGGTCATGTTTCAGGTTATATCTCTTTCATTAGTGAGTATTACATCACTATTTGCTTCAAGGACATCCCACTGCCCACGAGTGCAAACTCACGGTGGGGTCGTCACTATGTTAACATCGTTGTCTACCCACAGTTTTATCATGAAGTACGCAGTTGTTTGGATGAAGAACAAGAAGAAAGGCACTTCCCGCCAAGAAGCGATCTTCTACAATTTGGAAGATGCCGCTCTGTGGGAACAGCACATAAACAAAACGCAACATGCTAAGACGGATATCATTCCGATCTTTACAGATGCCTGAGACCACGCTAGAATCGTCTGTAAGCACCCTGAACCCATAATGACTGATCAAACTACTGAAGTGCCCCTGACGCCCTCTCAGATCCGATTCCTGTTGGATATGATGATGGGATGCCCTCTAGGACACACTGAACAGTATTCATACCATCACAATGTCAACGCAGGTCGCCTGTACGACCAGTTGCAGAACTGTCTACCAGATGCCCCACGGGACGCTGAATGATGTATTCTATAGAAGTCGTCAAGGGAACACCCCATGCAACTCTTCACCTCTGCCACCAAGATTGATTACTATCCTGTCGGCACTGGCAAACGTTTCGTTAAGAAAGTCGTTTGGCACCCTGGTTGCAGCAATGAGATGGTCTTCTTCGCTACCAAAGTCAAGACTGAGATGCAGTATGAAGTCCGCAACTATGTTGCTAATGGTGCTGTTGTCACTGGCATCAACACTGAAGAATACACTGGCAAAGACTATTCCCCCGCAATGTGCTGATCATGTTTAGCAAAGACGACCACGATTTCATTGACTTTCTCTTCGGCAAACTTACCTCACTGGTTGATGTCGAAGAGATTGACATGCACGATGATGACACATGCTGTGATCATCTTGAACTCAAAGCGGCAGAACTAGAAATGTCTGTCGAAGAAATGCTCCTTATGGAAAACACTCACCTCTGAAACTATGTCTACTATTGAAGAAGTAATGCTTGATCGCTACCTGCTCGAAGGATTGCAGCAGGAAGAAGATATTATGCGTGATGAGCGCATCGCTGCTGAACTGGAGGTGACAGTTGACGAACTGTACCGCAGGATGCACCCAGGGCACTCCTGACCCCTTATAATAAGAACATCGTCAAGGGAACCACCCATGCCCAACGCTTACGAAATCAGCATCTGCAACGAAGATCTGACCACCAGCATCTTCTACATCACACGTCCTGCTACCAAGTCCATGCGTGGTCTCAACCGCCAGCACAACAACGTGGTGAACCAAGTGGTTGAGGGTATCCGTGACATCCGTGGGTGGCGTCGTCTCACCGTCAAGCGTGTGCCACTTGCAGAAGTTGCACAAGGCAGCGTGTGATTGCCTCTCCCCTTGCTATAATAAGTTCATCAACACAGGACACACACATGACCACCACCATGACCCTTCAAGAATTCGAGAAAGTTCAAGCAGCACGTCAAGTGATTGCTGCTAACGCTCTCAAGTATACTCAAATGCTTTGTGAAGCACTGGAGCAGAACTTTCTTGAACAGTCTATCAAGCGTGCTCAGTTCTTGATGCCTAGTTCTGACAATCCACAATACTGGGAAGAGCGTATTGCTGACTACAAAGCAGGCAAAG